TAGTGCTGAGGTCGTCAGATAGTCGGCCAGGGCGATCGTCGCCGTCGTGCTCGTTCCATCGCCGGCAACCTTCCGGAGACGTAGGTTCGTGCCGTTGTTCTCGACGGTCGCGATCACGTCAGTCGACGACGTGTTGCTGCTTACTGTGAAGGAGATCGCCGAGCCATAGGCGATCGTGTCGATCGACAGCACCGGATAGTTGTCGACCGTGAACGTCCGCTCGCCCTGCGGCATACACCACTCATAGAACGTGCGGCTTTTGAACTTTCGGTCGCAGTGGGTTTCGATGATGGCGGTCGCCCGGTCGATCGCGTCCTCAAGCAGAACGTCGTCATCGACGGACGTGATACCGAGCCAGTTCTTCAGGCTCGAAAGCGTCGTGAGTGCGTAGGTATTGACGGCCATCAGCAACCCTTCGGGCGGACGGGAGCCGAAGCCCCCGCCCGCCCTCAGAAAGGAGAAAGAGGATCAGACGCGAAGGATCTCGTCGGCACCGCGAGCTGCAGCAGTGTCAACAGATTCACCAGCGCGGGAAAGGATGCAAAGGATCGTCGCGTAAGTTCCGGTCGAACCATCTCCGGCAGTCGCAACCACATCGAGATACCGCTTCCGATTCTTGAGATCAATCTCGAAAATTTGGAAGCTGTTGTCGTCGGTCGCACTCGGAAGAGCCGAGGTTGACCCGGCAATGTTTTCAGACGTCCCGAAGACGAGGCCGGTAACGTCAGCGTGACCGCTCGCCGACGTATCCGATTCGGTGACCTTGAGAGCAGTCATCGCGATATCGGTCGCACCGAGGTAGACGATGATGGTCGCGTAGTCGAAGCCGAGAGTGTCGATCTCAGCGGTCGTATATGAGCCGTCGTCAACGATCGCCGCCGGAGGCGTGACCGAGACGAACTTGGTGTTCTGAGCGTGAATCATTGAACAGTCCCTTTCAGGGGAGGCCCGGCGAACCGAGCCTCCCCGAAGTCATCAGAAGGATCAGGCGATGTCGAGACGAAGCCCGACGACCGGACCGGCGTTCGAGGAATCGCCGGTGTCGTGAACGTTGATGTCGAACCGCTCGGTGCCACGAATGGCGAGCTCGTCCTGCTCGAAAGCGTTCAGAGCCGAATCCGAGATCTGAATGGTCGTAGTACGGCGATCGCCGAACGACGCAGCCTGCGTGAGGTCGCCGAAGACGACACCGACGACGTCGGCCGTCTGAGTGTTCGCGCAATTCGCCATCGCCTGAGTGAAGACGACCGGGTAGCCGAGGAAGCTGGGCTGACCTCGATAGCCGTCAACAATCTCGCGACCGCTGGTGCCACCGGCGTCGAGAAGCAGGTTCTCGAAGCCAAGATGCCAGGTGCTCTTGTGCATGTAGAACTTGCAGTTCGGAGTGTCGGCGTACTGCGGAAGCAGCGCCATCATCGCAGACACGGTCGCCTCGGTCACGCCGCTGATCGTGGCTCCGCCATGATCGACATAGTTGGTGTTCTCGGTCTGACCGAGCAGCTTGGTAGCAACACCTTCAATGCCGGCATACGTCGAAGTGCCGTCGCCGACGAAACCGGCCTGGTCCTCGGCCTTGGCGAACGCGTACGCAATCTCGCCCGCGACATCATCGGCGAGATTGACGAAAGCGTCTTCGTTCAGCTCGTTCGAGATGGTGGTCAGCACGCCCCACTTCTTGGCGACGAGCAGGACCGACTCGAAGGTCTGAGTCGACTCGGTGATCGCGGTCGCTTCGCCCGCCGGGTAGGCGGTCAGGGTTGCCGAACGACGCGGCACCCGGAGAGTATCGCTCGACATCGGACGGACGCGAGCCTCGCGACGGAACACGCCAAACTCCTCGCGGAGCGAGATGAGCTCGGTCTCGAACTCGTCGGGAACCAGGAAGCCACCGGCCGAGTTCACGCCCTCGGTGTGGGCCTTGACTTCGATGCCGTTGCGATCGCAGAACGCAAGGCTCTTGCGGTTGCCCTTGCTCGCGAGGAGCCAGTGACCGAACCGCTGGGCCTTGTCGACTGCATCGCCACGCTCGTCGTTCTTGAAGTTCTTGAGCGAACCCCAGACTCGCGGGCGAAGGATCGCCGGAGCCGACATGCGAGCGGCGACCGACGCGGCCTTGCGGCGGGGAGCCGGAGCAGCCTTCGGAGCCGGAGCTTCGACGGCCTCGACCGACTTCTCTTCCTCGTCTTCTTCCATCGGCTCGGCCTTGTCCTCGGACATCTTCGGCATCAAGACGACTTCGATCTCCTCGGCCGAGAGGGGCGTGCCCTCTTCGTCGACCACGGCGACCTTTTCCATATACAGAGCCTTCGCCTGAGCGAAGCCCTTCTCACCGACCTGGTCGGCGATGTTCTGCAGATCCTTTTCGATCTGCGCGATGGTCTTGAGATTCATCGCTAGTTCCTTTGGCTTGTGAGTGAATAACCAGAACGATTCGCGCTCGTGTCATTGACCCATCGGCCCGGCCCTAGCGGCCATCCGCCCGGATCGCGACTATGTCGCGTTGCATTTCAGAGAGTCGAAAGACGGCCCCGACCGGGCATCTTTATTTCAATGATCCGACGATTGGCGTCGAAGTCGAGCCATCGCACGGCATCCTCCTTGCTGATCGCACCCTTGCGAACCGCCGAGACGAGGGCGGTCGCATTCGCTGGCAGCGGAGCGACCGAAACCTCGAGCAGCTTCCACTTCGAGTACACCTGCCGGACCTGGTCGCCGTAGTCCTCGCGATCCTTCGGGCTCGCCTTGCGAACGCCACCGGCCTCAGGAACGAAGCCGACCGAAATGCCCTTGACGATGCCTTGGTCGACGAGGCTTTCAATGAACTCCGGGAAGTACGATCCCTCGAAGCCTTCCGGACGTTGAGCGAACTGGATCGTCGCGTCGATCTTGCCCTTGCCGCGACGCAGCTCGGAGATCCGCCCGATCGGCTGAGCGTAGTCGTGGTTGTAGAAGACGACCGGGTTCAGCTCGTACTCGGTGGCGTTCATGCCTTGCGAGATAAGCACTTCGCCGTCGCGGTCGATCGTCTCGGTCGTGATCGTCGCCTCGACCTTGACGCCGGCGGCCTTCTCGATGTTGGCGGAGAGAGTCTTGCGGATCATCCGAAGTCCTTCAGAACTGGAACGAAGTCGCACCGGCAGTTCGGATGCACGATGCCTGGCGAACTGAGGCCGACCTTGAACGTGCCGCCGCCGGTGCCTCTGATCGTCTGACCGGCCTTGACCATCGGAGCGTCGATCGGCAGTGCCTTCGCTCCCGGCCCGTACTGCCTCGCGACGGCGTCGCAGAACTCGCACGCTCCGGCGGCCTTGAGGAAGTGCTTCTCCTCGACGGCTTCCGACTGCTTCCAGGCGTCGATCTGGCCTTCGTGGTAGGCGTTGGCGGATTCGGTCCGAGCGATGACCTCGGCCCGGCTTCGGCTGTAGCCGTAGCCTGATCGAAGCCGCTCGATCTCCTTGTCGATCGAGAACGTCTGACCGAGGCCGGAGTCGAACGCCTGCACGGTCTCGTCGACCACGCTCTCGACGATCAACGCCGCTCGCTTCTGGAGAGCCTAGGCGAGAGCGTCCGAAACCGCCGGCACGGAGATCCGACCGGCTCCAGTCGCGGCGATGATTTCATTGATCCGGGAGATCCCGACCGACTGACCGCCGCGAGCCGCCTGCCCGAATGCCGCGACCAGGTCGTCGAGCATCTTGCCGGAGACGCCCGCCAGATCCTCCAGGATCTTCCGGATCGCCTTCTCGCGGCCATCGGCCTTCTGAGGCATCGGAGAGACCTCTCCGGACTCCAAGGCCCGTACGAGCCGAGTCTGGACCTGCTGGAGACCGTCCTCGACGATGGACCGGATCGCCATCGCCGGCGTCCGCCTCTCGCCGTCTCGGATGTCGTCGTCAGCTGTCGGCTCGTCCTCGGCGGCCTTCGGGCGGAGCCTGTCGTAGTCGTCCTCGAGCCCTTCGATCGCGAGCCGGTACCACTTGGTCTCCTCAGGCCACTCGTAGACCTTGGCCGCCTTCTCGACCGTCGAGCAGCAGTCGCAACCCTTGTCCTCCTTAGCCTCGTACTTCGGGTGGTCCTTCGGGAGGAGGTCGTTGTCTGAGGTGTACTTCGCCGACTCCGGCTTGCCGTTCCGGACCAGGTAGAGGAACGCGTTGACGCGAGCCATTGCCCACTGCTGGCGAGTCATTCCCGGACGATGCGAGGTTGAG